TCTTTAGTTAATATGACTTCACCCGGAATATCTTTGGTTTCTTCGACAGTATACTTCCTTGATTCCACAGGAGGCTTGGCGGGTGGGGCAACGGCTTGTTTCGTCTTAACCTCTTGGGTTAAGGGTTTCTGTTCAATGGATGTCTTTACATAATTTGTGCCATCTTTTGTATCAAATATAAGTCCATCATATCCTTTTTCTTTGGCAGTAGAGATTAGCTTAGACATATCATCCGTTGACTTTAGTCCTAACTTAGTCTTTGCTTCCACCCAATTCTTTGCTACCAATGGATTGTTAAAAGTTACTGTTTCCTTTTTAACATCCCCATATTGTTTTGCTACATTAGGGTCTTCACTATAAAAATATCCATCATTTCCACCACGATAAAGTTCTTTTGTAATTGGTGTCGTTAAGGGTTTGTTCGCCTCGTTCCAGATTTGGGTGAGTTGGGATTTGGTTTTACTATTTATTGAATCATCAATATATCCAATAACTTCCGCATTTCCTAAAACAAATTCGTCAATATCTTCGTTAACCTCATCTTTAAGATATTTCCCTTTTACAATAGCAGTAATTCCAGAATCTCCATACGCTGGCACCCTATTCAAAGCATCTCTTATTCCATCCCATAATTCTTTATTATCCGCATTGTCCCAATCAGAGACCACACCAACAACAGATGTTCCACCTAATTTATTTTTTGTTTTTTCCCCATCTTCCCACATATAAGAATTTCTTAATTTTTTCTTCCCAATCTCATCTTTATAGAGGCCCCGTAACCCTATTCCAAAATACTCCCCTTTGGTTTTTGTATTTTCAATATCATTGACCATCTGTGTCTGGTAATCTTCATTATCTAAATCATATTTTTTAATTCCTTTGTGAGTAGTTTGATTATTAACAAACTCCTCCGCCGTCTTATACTTCTTGGCTTCTTCGTGGAGGGGGGAGGGGGGGAGTTTGGAAGACATTACTTTATCAATAGCCTTCTCAATGTTCTCGTCACGGCCAGATTTCGCAACAATACCAGCGACCAATGGCTCATTAATTCGTTTCTTGGTGTCGTTGTATTCCTCAAGGATGTCTTTCTTTAAGTCTTCGACGGTGGGCTTTGCGTCATAATTAAATGTGGTCTGGTAACCGTTCTCGCCCAAAGAGTGCGGATAGGAAACGGTAGCTTCATATTTTGCGCCATGCTTAATCCAAATGGCGTCGTCTTCATTCTTAGGGTCTAATGCTCTGACCTTTTCAACAAAGGCATCAAGCAAGACAAGTTCAGAATGAGTATTGTATTCTGGCAGGACAGCTTTACGGTATGCGTTCAGTAGAATGTCCCTACTTGATTCTTTCTGCCCCTCCCCCTGCATAACCTGGTCTATTGGGGGTTCAGAAGATGCTCCCGGCTCTGCCCCAGGGACGCCGGCTTGTGTACCGGGACCTTCCTTTAGCACTTCTTGGCTGGCTTCTTGCCCTTTGCTTTTTTCATCAGTGGCTCCTTGTTGGGTTGTGTCGATAATAGGGAGCTTGGTCTTTGCGTCGATGCCGATGACTTTTCCAGCAGTTTCCGCTGTGATCGCTTCTGATTGTTCTTTGGTAGTATCTTTGGCCGGCTCAACTCCAAATTCTTTCTCAACTTCCGGCAATACGGAAGAATGTATCTCGTCCTCAATTACTTCCGCTTGCTTAGTGATAATCGCTCTAGCATTTTCTTTTGAAATCCCTGCCGCTTCGAATTTGTCCATCGTGCCATTGAGATTGGCAATGTCCATCGCCAAAGAAGCCCCACCGCCTAATATCCCTCCAAGCATACCGGCATAAGCAGAATCCTTGAGAATAGCCATACCGCCAACCTTGCGCCAATCTTCTGCGATAATTCCTTCCGATCCGGTTTGAATAAACTCTTGAGCGACTTCTTGTCCAGCTTTTATACCAAAATTTAATAACCTTCCGCCATATTCTTTAAGCATGAAGTTAATGCCAACCATTTCCGTTGCGCCTTCAACGATACCGGCCACGTTGGATTTGAAATCAGCTTCTTGCGGGGAAACTCCTTTGTTTCTGGCTTCTTCATAAATCATACCTTTTTGGAAAGCACCAAATAACAATGACGGGGCTACTGTGCTTCTGGTTGTTATCGCTACTCCTAAAGCAGTCGCAAGGCTAGCTCCACCACCGCCAATATCGTACAATAATTGCTCTGCGCCACTTGATTCTGGACGGGTCAATCCACTGGATATGAGATTTTCTTTTGCTTTATCAATAATCCTTTGACCGCTTTCAACAAGCGCTTTGTTACGGGCAATTCTCTCTGGCGATACTTCAACAAGCTTCTGCTTGTTTGGTTCTACGCCAAGCGTTTCAAGGCCAACATTTATAGACTGATCCCAAAAAGATGGGGAATCTTCTGGCTGTTCTCCAACTGATTTCTGCCATCCACCGTAAGCGGCTGGTGAATAAACAAAGAATCCGGCAATACCCTTGCCAATAGCCTTTGCACCCTTAACAGCATACTCTTTAGCGTTCTTGCCTATATCGCTGGCTTTGTTTGCAATCCTTGTATATGCCGCTTCGACTTCAGAATTGCGTTCATCAATGATTGGTCTTTCTGGTTCTAATTCAAATCCATCAGGGATGGAAGATTGTGATTGCTGTTCAGGTTGTTCTAATTCAAAACCTTCAGGGATAGCCGTGGCATCAACGGGCTGGTCAATCTCAAATCCGGGGGGTATGGCTGTTGAATCTGCATTAGGTACTTCATCGGCATGAGCCGTGGAAATACCAAAGAGCTGACTTAAATCAAACTTTTCTTTGATTGCCTCTACCCGATTTAGATACCCGTTACGCCGAACCTTCGGATCCTCGTCTCTTGTGATGTTAAGATAGTGCTTCTTCATGCTATCTTTAAGACCTTGAAGCAAAGCCTTCTCACCGTTCTTATTAATGAAGCTATTGACAGCATCTTGGGTTTTAGGACCATTGATGCCATCTTGTTTAACGCCAACAATTCCTTGAATAGCTTTAACAGCGCGAGCAGGACTTGACGTAACTCCATAATCAAAAGCTATTGCGGCGGTATCTGGTGGCAGAAGATTTAATTTTGGTTTATCAAAAAATTCATCACGGTAAATTTCTTTAGCGTCATTAACGCGAATATCAGTTACTTTGCGGGGACTTCTACCGCGAGCCTTGTCATAAGCGTCAAGTGTATTTTGTGTAATTCCAAAATTCGTCGGACCACCATTATCGACAACATAACCGCCTTCTCGACCAAGAGTGAAGTTGAAAGCGTTATCAAAAGATGTTGTATCTGGCGATCCTTCGTCTAATTCAAAACCTTCAGGAATGTTTATTTGGTTGGTTGCCATTGACCGCCCTTTAGGATTAATTTCTGTCCGGTCTTATTATTTTTAACAATCGATCCTTCTTTTACTTTACCCTGTTCAATCTTCCCAAGGTTATTAACCGGCTTTCCTACGTTCTCGTCGCTATTTTGGTTCTGTACGGAATCGCCAAGATTTTGTCCGCCATTCATAATCAGGTCTTTGGCTTTCGGCATCATATCACGAATCATTTCTGGCGTCACTGGTATTCTACCACCTAATTTTGGGTCAATGGCGGATTCTCTTGCTAACTGACGAGCTAGATTAATTATCTTGCCTTGTTGTGAGGATTCGCTTTTGTTTGCGGCTAAGGACATTCGTCCTCTTGAATTAATAACAGGACGCATATTTGAAACGTCTGCGGTGAATCCACGATCATCTGACATATCCTTTGTTCCGTTTGAAAATCCAGTATCGTTGGACGCGTCCTGCGCGGGGTAATTCGTCAATGGGGAAGCGCCAAGGCGCGGATTTACGGTCTGCGCTATCCTTGATGCCACCAACGCGGCCTGCTGGCCTTTCATGGTTTCAGAATGTTCGGCTTGTTTGATTTGCTCGTCCTTGCCGGCATTGATAGCGTTCTGGCTTTTTTCCCAGCTCTTAAATAACGCTTCTTGATGGTCAATATTAGCTTGAGTATCCACATTTCCAAGACGAGCCTTCTCAAGTGAAAGAGTGGCCTCTTTCTTTTTTATGTCAAATATTTGGTCTTCCTGTTCACGCTTGCGCCTTGCTTCGTTAATGAGTTGAAGATTCTGTGATGACTTCCTTGCTTCATCAACAGCGGAGCTGTAAATCATTGCTATATTTCTTAGGCCCACGGTAAACTCCTTTTTTATAGTCCTAATGCCGCAAAGTCTAATTCTTCTGGCATATAATTCCCAAACTTCGGTGAATAATTCTTCCTGAAATCGGCTGGATTGATAGCCCCAAGAGTAGACACTCCTGCTGTGCTTGCGGGTGTTTGAACATTTGTTCCTTTGCTTTGATTAAGCACATCTAACCATTGCGGAGTTTCACCGCTTCCACCGAAAAGTGAACTGCCAATTCCATAGCCAGCCAATGCGCCGACCGGACCACCAACCATCATACCAATACCTGCGCCAGCGATAGGAGCTAGATTACCGATCATCTTGCCCATCGCTTCATTACCTTGTTGGTCATAAGCATCAAGCCCGAGAGCTTTTCGATAATTAAATTCCGCACCACCGACATTGAAATTATTACGAGAATTCTGATTGTTAAATCCTGCATCGCGGACATTGAATTGAGTATTAAGCCCGGTATTCATAAGTGTTTGTCTTCCGTTCATTGCACGCAAATAATCGGAATACATTAAAGTTGCGTTCTTATCTCCAAGTGCTTGCGCGGCAATCTCACCGGTACGTCCACCGCGAGCACGGCCTGTCCTTGCTCCAGCCTCATCAATGCCTTTAAGTGTCGCGGCATTTGATTGGTTCATGAAGTCCATGAATTCTGGGGAGCCGTATTCGCCCAAAGGCTTATAGTAGTCCACCGGCCCATTCTGAAGTAAATTCTTGCTGTAGTCATTCAGAAAGGTCTGTGTTGAATCAAAATTAGGATCGGAATAGTAATCTGGATATTTAATATCTTCTGTGTAACTTTTATCATCACTTCCCAGAAGGCCCATTCCAAATAGCCCACTTCCGAAGTCGCCATTGCCGAACAATGAAAATCCCATATTTATCTCCTTTATGATATAATAAACCTGCTTGTAGTAAGTGTGTTGAGAAACTTTAAAATTAAACCCTGAGTAAACGTGTGGAAATCTAAACACTTCCTACAAGCCACGTCGAAAAGGGTTTTTCTTTTGAGGTTGATATGGAACAAGAAATTTGGAAAGATGTTGTTGGTTATGAAGGGCTTTACGAAGTAAGCAACCTTGGCAAAGTCAGGTCTGTCGAGCATCTTGTTAGGTGTGTTCGTCATGGGAAAGAAGCACAACGAACCATTTACCGTGTCTTCATTAACGGCAGAATAAGGAAAGGCTACCATCGGATTGCGCTTACTAAAGATCATCTTCGAACAGAATTTCCTGTTCATCGTCTTGTCGCCCGCGCCTTCCTTGGGCCGCGCCCTGAAGGGCATCAAGTTAATCACAAGGATGGTGTAAAGGGGAACAACCTTCCGAGTAATCTCGAATATGTAACTGCTCAACAGAACATTGACCACGCCAAGTCCCTTGGGCTTATGCCTCTTGGCGAAGAGATGGGTCAATGTAAACTTACGAATGAAGAAGTCCTTGAGATCAGGAAGAGATACGCAACTGGCAAGATTTACCAAAGCACACTTGCAGGTATCTATGGAGTAACCCAAGGTCTTATAACGAAAATAGTCAATCGTAAAAATTGGAAACATATTTAACCCTATTTTAATAAAATCTTAATTTCGTCGTCGGTAAGTCCTAATGCTTTAAGTTTTGCAATGGCTAATGCTTTATCATTGTCTTGTTTCTGCTGTTTCTGTTGACGTAATTCTTCGCGGTCATTTATCTTTTTAACATTTAAAATTAATTTATCTCCGTCAAATTTATAATCCTTTGCGTCGGCCTGAGAATAATAGTCCTCCGGGTTTCCTTGGATGGTCTTAACTTCCATTCCGGCAGGAACTACCGCATCCGATTCTTTACTTAAACTATAAACTTCTTTCGTCGAAGGGTCAAATACAACTACCACATCCGCGTGGACAATTTGCGTTGCGCAGAACATTAAAAGAAAAAGTAAGAATATCATACTAACCTCCGTTTGGTAAAAAATAAGCCGCTGAAGAATATACATCTGAACTGCCACTCTTAGTCGCTGTATAATAATCATTCTTTTTAACAGGAACCGAGAATGTTGAATATAAGCTTGTTGTTGAGCTATTACATCCAACGATCTGCCGCGTTGTTGATGGAGACGAACTAGAATCTGTCTTGATGGTCAAAATGGCAAAATCGTCGCAATAGATGTACCCGACAAATTGCCCATCGGTCGCGGCCTGATAGGTGCTGTCAACACTCTTGGATGACCAATCGCCGTTGCGGGGACGGTCTACTGGCTCGCTGTCATTTGTGACGCTACCTGGTGTAATATCGCTCGAAGCATTAACAAAACTCCCAATCCTCTTATAAGATGTAAGACCGCTTGGCGTTGTCGATGATGCGGATATTTTAAAAGTGGCTGTTGTAGCCACGGCATCACAAGAAGCGTAGACATAATATGTTCCGTTACCTTCCGCACCAGTGTCCAAATCACTAAACGTGATGGCAGTCGTACTAGTGTTTCCCCGGAACTTCTTGGTCACGCCCGTACTGTCTGCGCACACAACCCCGCCAGTTGAAGCTGTGATCGTGGATGCGGAAGTATAAGAAATCGTTATCCCTTTAGGATATTCCCGCAAGACCAGTTCAAGGCGGTCAAGATTTTCTTGGTTATCGACGGGGAAATCGGTAAGTACATCGCCCGCGAGGGGAATATCTTTGTCCCATTCTCCAAAGATTATCCCCGGAAAGACCGCAACCATCAACATCAATGCTAAAATAAATTTCATCATTGTATTCTCCTTAATTAATATCCAAAAATTACTACTGATCCCAAATATCCAAAATGCGGATTAATGTTTCCATTTGTTTTTATTGCAATCGTCATATCATAAACTGTCCCGTTAGTTAATCCTGAAACATTAAGTGCTGTTGAATTAACCCACTCAAAAATTGTATTTGCCTGTGTTCCTGTATCAACAGTTGACCCATTAATATTTAATTGCGCTGAAACAGTGGCTCCACTTGAATTATCGTTTTCATTTACAAAAGCATAAATTACTACCGATGAAATACTTGAAATTTTTCTGAATTTTGTTCGCAATAAAGTCGTTGTTCTGCTTGCGCCCGTAACATTTCTGTCTTTCAAATACAAATAAACACTGTTGGTTGTGCCTAAATCAGTGATCGTTGATGTGCTGGTCACAAGGCCTGTACCAGTACCTCCACTCTCTACTTGCCCGGACCATGAATAAATAACATGACCAGGAGCTATCCAGCTAGGTGGGTTACCAGCAGTCAAAACATACCCCGTCGTCCCTATCCCAATATTCCCCATCGTCCCCGTACTGCTGAAATACGGAATTGCGTTTGCGGCCACCGCGCTGAAATCTTTGCCAGTCCCTCCGTTGGCTGTGGGGAGTATCCCAGTGACGCCGGTGGTTAGAGATACTCCTGCTTCAATTGCCCTTAACCTAGTCGCTGTTCTCCTAAAATTATCATTTACTTGGCCTAGATCTGCTGGTGTTTCAAGGCTTTTTAGCACATCAGTTTCATCCGTGGCATATCCAGCGGTCGTCATCAGCAAAAACATTAGGAGTATTTTATTTAGCATATTATTTTGGCACCGTGTATGCGCCTATATCCGAGCGCACCGCCACGCGGTTTACCTTGAAAGCATCCGTCCCCGTATTTGTGATAGAAAACCGCCACTTACGACCATTGCGCGGCTCGGACATTGTAGGAATATGGACAAAGTATTTCTCAGTTGAATTGCCGAAGTACATATCGCTGGTCGAAGCAGAAGCGGCTACGGACATATTAATATCGAAGCTGTATGATTGCCCCATATCATTCTCATATGTAACGGTGAGCGTCCCCGCCGTGCCTTCATAGAAAACCTGAATTTCTTTAATTCGATTTGGATTCTCTCCACTGCCCATATCTGTGAAGCCGGACTGCCAAAGAGATAACACGGAAGTTTCCCCGCTTGACCCGGTGCGGCTATAGGTCATGTGGAATACAAAGTCATCTTCAAGGATGACATAAGGCGTGTTAGCATAAGAGGTCGTAGTTAGAGTAGCTTTTATCTGTATCCAAGTATTCCCGGAAATCCCGGAAATATCCGATCCAGAAGGGTCGGTGAAAGCGCTTGAGTACGAGGCCGCGCCAAGACCTGCTTCTGTGGTAGCGGTCTTAATGGCAAAAGTAACGTCACCGTAAGCCCCTAATTCTTCGTTCCAATATAGCTTGTCAAAGCTGTTGGCATTAACCTGGATGGCCGGGGATACCCAAGTGCCGGAATTGCTTTGCACCAGCCATGTGGATGATCCCTGGGCAGACCATGCGCCTGTTACCGTTGTCCATGTCTTATCCCATCCCAATGACAAGGTTGGGTCGTCCTGCGTCCCTTGGGTGATCGTGGCGGTGTGCGTACCGGCATTGAACTGGCTTAGGTAACGGTACACGAGGTCATCAAACGCCCCAGAATGGGCGTATACTTTTCCGTCTGTCGTGCTTGACCCGCTATAAAGCGTCCCGAAGTCTGTCCCGCTATCGAGCTTCATCCAGCTGTCAATGCTCTTAGTATCCTCTGCATAGGCGTTGCGAGTGATGTCAAAAATCAATACCCGGTCGTTTGTACTTGCCCCGGTCGTGGTGCTGGTATAGGACATCAAATACTGATTATCATGGTAAATCCCGGCTACTTCGGACATATTCGTGCCTAAAATATCCCTAATTTTGTCGGTTACGCTATCTGAAATTAATTGCGAAGTCCCGCCATTGAGTGTGTAAAGCCCGTATCGGCCAAGGTAAATAATGCCTGAATTGGAATTTGCCACACTGTACGGAGCCACACAACCGATAAACGAGAACGGAGCACCAATCGTCCAGAGTGAAGATGTTGCGCTTTCTGTGTAGAATTTACTCCAAGTTGTGTCTTTGCCGATTATGACAGCGGAAGGATCATTGCGAAGGACTGTTATCCCATCCCCGTCATCAGGGCGGATCAGTTCATAATCGGTGGCTGTGTTGAAATAATCCGGGTTAAGGTTATCAGACCAATAAATCGTTGACTTACCCGAAACAGTACCAGATGGGTCATTCGCCATGAACAAGTATTCTTTTCCGCCTGCTTCATGGATAATTTCATACTTAGCATATGGCGGGCTTGCATTGATGCCTGCGGATACCGTTGCCCATGTTGGAGCGGCATCTGCGGCGATTGTGGCATCCGTAATGGCATCCGCATATACACGCGTAGTATTATCACTGATCGTTGCTACTTTATAATAAGTTGTTTGTGCAAGGACGTTTGCCCGGCTGGACTGTCCTTCGGTACGATAAATGGTGCGCGCCGTAGTTCCTGCGGGGCCTATAGGGATGTCGGTAAGATAGATGTCGCGGACGCTGGAGCCGGTTAAGAGAGGGTTACTGCGCGCATTTGAGTATTTATAGGTCGTACCATCGTAAAAGGCCACCTTGTATTGATACCATGAAGAAGCGTCAAGATTGCTTCCAGTATTAAGCTCAGCGAACGGAGCACCAAGTTCGGTGATGAGATCTCCCGCTGTGCGATGGGCATCTGTGTTATCGGTGATGAGTAGCTTTCCATCCCATTTCTTAGGGCGGTCTGTGCCATTGGTTCCTATGGCAACGTCCTTATATGTTACCCAATTCCACCGTTTACTATCACTTAATCCCGTAGCAAGATTGACGCAAACCCCGGTGCTGTCGGTAACGTAGTCGATGAACGTGCTGCTTGTCTCAATTGTAAATTTTGTGGCGTCGCTCTTATAATACCGAAAGAGGGACTTGACCGGGAAAGCTCGGCAGGCCGAGAGCTGAAGCATTTTGTTCCGCTTTACTAATGCGCCATACTTCTCATTGAAACGGACGTTCTGGGCTACGGTAGCGGCGTTCTTTGGGGTGAGGTATGTGGAAATGTGGCTCTTGAGGCCGCCTGAGAAGTCCTCAATATTATACCAATGGTCGCTTGATATAACGCCACCAGTCTGATTCTGGGCAAAAGCCGGCTGACAGGCAATAATAATGGTTAGAATTAAGGATAGTGTCCGTTTAAACATTTATTTGATGATCGTAGTCGATTGAAATATCAGGACGTCGACGAATTTGTTTTGAAGCGCGAGCACACTCGCGAATAAATTCTTGATAAGTAAGACTTTGATCTGAAACTGCGCCTACAGCCGGGGACAATTTGTGCTTGACCCACAAGATAATCGGTTCATCAAGTGGTAATAAAGAAGTAATCTCCACAGCTGACCCACTAAATGGGTATGAATCTGCGCTGGCCATAGCCGTTGCCTTCTTCAAATGATAAATACGACCACCACTTGTGTAAGACGTAAGCGGAGGCTGATAGAAACCCAATTCATCGGCCTCTTGGTAATACCAAGCAGGTATTGCCACAGAAGATGCGTTTAAAAAATCAGGATAATTTTTTTGAAGCCAGTCCTTTGTTTTTGGAATAATTGTGTCCCATCTTGCGTTGGAGTTTTTAAAGAATAAAGGTTTGCTATCCATCCCAAGGAACGTAGGCGCAATAACAGACAATGAATAAGTCGCCTGATTGGCAACGATATTAAAATCGGTATAGCCTTTATATGCCTTGCACAACAAATTAGTTTCATCGCAAGCCTTATTCAATAATGTAGTAATGGTATCATCGTCAATACCAGAAAGATTAGGAACGGCAATTTTTATCCTAGTAAGAAATTGGCTTAATTTCATATTCTCCTTCTCGCCGACATTATTGGCATAAAAACTATTAAAAAACCAATCACAAATTCTTCGGTGCGCGCGTCCGGCAAAATTGACCATACCCCTAAGCATATCATGGCCGAGGTAACAAGAACGGTTTGGAAAGCGGCCATTAAAAAACGCTTATTAGTCCAATCTACAATCGCCGAGCCAGCACCTAAGAAAAGTCCGCAATAGCCTCTTTTGATGACCTTGAGCCATGTTTCATCCGTCCCACCATATCCAAGTGAAGCGCCTATCCCAACCAATGGAGCAACCAATAACGACCGCCAATCTCTAGAAAACCAGCACATTCCACCCGCCATGACGAAAGGCATCAAGAATCGACGCACCCATTTCCCGGGGCCTTCTTCCATTCCACCAATCGAGTACATAGCCCCTAGTAATACGCACAGGCCGACTTTAATTAACACATCTCTGAATTGTTTTTTCTCGCTCATTTAGGACACTTTCTAGTTGCCTCTATTACGATAGCCTTCGCATCTTCTGGCGCAATACAAACACAATCAAACGTCGCAGGATTTCCAGCTTTTAAAACTTCAGGGTCAAAAGTCTTTTCTTTTATCTCTATCGGTTTTGATTTTCCGCACGATATTGCCGAGAGACTTACTATCACCAGTATCAACAGCATCACTAATTTTCTTAATCTCATTCTCCCGACCTTTCCGAGTAAAGAATTTTGAGACCTGGTCAATTCTATCGGTTATCCAATTAAACGCTTTAAGACCGTCATTAAGTCCCATGTTGCCCCTATCTCAAATCATCCTCATTCCAAAAAGATGCATAAAAAATGAATGGAATAAAGCAACAAAAAAAAACGATATAAAACCAAATCAATTTCATTTCCTAATTTCCCCACCCTTAAGAGTAAGCACGGCTGTTTCAATCATTGCGTTTATCGCTGAATCCCGCACGTCCCGTCCAGTCTTTTTGAAGAAATCAGAAATCTGTTTAAATGCTTCCGTGCGTTTTTCGGGATTTGAAAGGTTCATAGCGGAAACGCTATTGACAATAGCCAATACTTCGGGGAAAGCATTTTTGGAAATGTGGTTAATAAATGCCTGTAAGAACAGCCCGAAAAACCTTTTAATTAATCCCTGGATTATTTTACTCATTTGTCCCCCTCTGCGTTTTTGGCGAAGTAGTCTTTCACAATCATAGTGACCAATGCACCAACCCCGCCCATTAATACTAAATACGTTGTGACATCTAAAATCTTTTCCTTGACTAATATATTTGCAGTTTGAACACAACTACAATACGTCCAGACTAACAACATCGTCGATATAAATCGACCACTAGTAACCTTTGCAACGATTACATCGACAGTATCAAAAAACCTGTCCCACGCATATGCCCACGGTGAATTTGGTTTTTCTATTTCGGTCATTCCGCCAATTCCGATAATTGCCGCATGATTTGGTAAAGGTGTAAAATAGTACCATTAACTTTATCTACCGTAGGAAGCCCTGCCATACGGTCAACATCTTCAGCAATCGCTCGTAATTCGTCCGCAATTAACTCGTTTTTAGAATAGGTCATAATTTATTCTCTGTAAGTTTATCCACTTTAGCCCAAACAGCATCGAGTCTTTTTTCAGTATGCCCTTGGTCTTTAGCGTAATCTTCTTTTGTAACGTATGTCTTATTTACAGCTTTCATGTCAATACTTAATTCAGATAATGTTTTTTGAGCATTTTCAAGGATATTGGTTATCTTGCTTGCCCACCACACTGTTGTAACAATATGACAAATTAAACCAAATCCAAGTGTTACCAAAGAAATCACCAAAGCAATGTCCACAAAACCCTCCATTAATTAAGGATTAATCTCCGAATTAGTAATTTCAGCTTGCGTCTTTAAACCAAGCCCTTTTAATTCTTGATAGTCCAACTCTAATTCAATCAGTTCATTTTCTTTTGCGCTTAATTCGCTTTGCAAATTGTCAATGGCAATGTTCAGACGGTCTATTTTTAAAGTAAGCTCATCCAGTGAGATAACCTCTTTGATTATAATAGGCTCATGGGTAATCTCTCCTTCTGTTTCTGAAACTTTGACGTAATAATCAGCGTACGCCAAACCTGATACTAAAACCGCAACACCTAAAATAATTGCCTTCATTTTATCCTCCTAATGTCAGTTAAATATCGATTGAACTAGGAAACATTGACTCCGTCGCTTCGGCTTCTGTGACGACCGTTGGTGTTATAACTTCAACATCTTCCATATACGTTTCTTCTGTCTCTACACCATCGACGAGAATAATCCTAGTCTTTTCAACCTGCTCAATCGTTACAACATTATGTTTATATTGACCATCATAATAATACCCAGCTTTTAATAAATGCTTTAAATAAAAATACGCCAATGCCCCGATGTTCATCTCCTCGACGAAGAAATACCTATCGAACAACTTTCCCTCAATTCCGACGGTGATAGTTTTCAACGGACGTTTGTTCTGTTCCGAGTAAATCGTGAAGTCGAACCAGCAATCTTTATTCCGTTTATTTAGCACAACCTTCTCAATGCGCACATACGCCGCTGGCCAAACTGTTTGATATTCGTCTATATATTCCGTTTGTAATCCCATTTTAATCTCCTAATTAGTTAAACAGGTGCATGTGCAATCCCCACCTGCGCCAACAATGCTGGTACAATATCCAGCGCAGTTATTTGTTCCCCAACAAGACGCTTGCCCGACGGCTGTGGCATTACTTCCAACCTGTAATTTACCGGCATTAACAACCCATGTACCGATACCAACATTACCTTGTACAATCATACCGCCTGTTGGTGGCACATTCTGAAGATATGATGTGCTTCCGCTTGTGCCAATGCCTACATTGCCGATAATCGCTAATTTAGCAACGGGTAAGCTGGTTGCGATACCGACGTTTCCAGCGCTTGTAAATCGCATACGTTCAGCACCGTTTACCTGAATATACAAATCCGCAGTTGAATTGTTTATAATCCCACGAGTTGCACCTTGGATATTTAAATTTCCTTCCATAGTTATCGAGCTGGAATTTATGGTCGAGGACACTACCGCACCCGTTGAGCTAACAGTAAACTGCCCCGTCGTACCAACGGCAAGTTTTTGTGATGGTGTAATAGTGCCCATACCGACGTTACCATTGGCATTGACCATGAACGCATTAACACCAGCAGTGCCAAACCTCAAATCATTAGCACCGCCTCGATACATGCCCGTATCACGGTCATTAAGGAATGTATGCGAAGGCAATGAAACCGTACCATCCCCTGCCGCAATCGCACCGTTTACGTCTAATAGTGAGCCGGGAACAGTCGAACCGATGCCTACATTTCCGCCTGAACCAACATTGAAACGAGAAGTGCCGCCTACTTGAGCATCAAATAAAAACTGTTCTCCCGAACCAACAGCAGTTTGCGTACGATTGATTAAAAAATCAGTATTTCCGGCTGTGCCAGAAGAGTTTATAGTTGGGGTAATAGATGTAAACACTCCATTTCCACTGGAGTTATTTATAGCACTACTTATCAATGTCATATTAATAAGTGGGCCGGATGTCGAGCTTGTAGCTGGCGCAGAAATTCTTGAATACGGCAGACTTTCAGATTGAACTTCTAATCTTCCTCCACTAGTTGCATGGTCAATATGAATTGCTCGACGATTTGTGCCAGACCCTCCCTTTTCTGATCTTATAACAAATACGTTTCCAGTATATTGTTGCAGAATTCTTTCGGTATTCGTTTCCATATCAGCTGTGTTGTAGAAAGATATTCCAGTACTGCTTGAAGGAAATGAAATATGCGTCTTAGGAGTTGTTGTTCCAAGTCCAATATTTCCAGTAGTAGTCACTGAAAGAATATTTGTGCCACCAAAATTACTCGGATTAAGCTGATCAGTACGCATATTTAACTTGAATAATTGTCCTGGGTCATCAGCATCAAAACCCATAACATAACTTCTCGTTCCAGTACGCCCAAAAGAAATAACAGCATCGCCAGCGGATGAACCTGCTTGAGTAATATTAATTGCGGCATCTGAATTTGCGGTATTGCTTGAATTTGTAACCCTGATACTAACGTCATCGCCAGAAGCAACTTTGTTTATATCCAATGCCACATTTCCTGTAAACGTGCCTATTCCTATATTTCCATCCCCTTTAATCCTCATCCGTTCTGTATACGCACTATTTGTTTTTGTATCAATAGTCAATCCAGCCTCCGCTGTGCCGAAACTTGATACTCTCCCACCATAGGTATTGCCCGAAACAACACTATCAATAATAGACGTTGCCGCAACCGACGCGCCTCTGATATGCAAATCGCCTTGTGGCGTAACACTTCCTATGCCTACATTTGTGCCATCAAAACTGAACCTATTTTTTTCACCAGCAAACGTAGACGAACCGCCATTATATTGCACTGCATTTGTTTCTCCTGCGGCTGATGCTGAACCTCCACACCCACCCGCTGACGAAATTAATCTTCCAGTTGCATCGGTTTCGACACACTTAGAACCAGTTAAGCTAGTCGAGCGAATAAATCCAGCAACATCAAGTTTTGTCCCGGGCACTACTGTACCAATCCCGACGTTACCATCCGCACCCACAATCCGCACCCGCTCTGAACCGTTTGTACCGAACACAATAGGAGACGCTGAATCGGTAAACCCGATTAACATAGAAGATGCTTCTGTGCCACTATCGAGTATAATCCTTGCGTTTGCCCTTGAAACCCCAAACGTCGTTGGAGTATTTCCAGAGCCATATGACCCCATAATAAAACTGCCGCCAGACCCAGTCTTGGAATAATCATTCAAAAGGCGAACAAAACTTGACGCAGTGTCCCCTGTGCTTGGATTTGTTGCTGTAATATCGGTCGCCGCTGTTTGGTTTTTGAATACCTCAAATTCCTTCGACGTGGTAGGCGTGCCAATCCCAACATTACCAAGCGCATCCAAAGTCATTGTATTGACACCGGCATTGGCAATATTGAGAATATCCGTTCCAGACGAATATATGCCAGTATCACTATTGACACCAGAACCAACAACGATAGCGGGGGCGGTGACAGACCCAGATGATGCCCGGATGACCCCTTGCACATCTAATTTTTTACCAGGTGCGGTTGAACCGATGCCTACATTCGCACCTACTTCAATTATATTTGCTGATGGACCAAGATTATCCTGTCCTGTTATTGTGTAAACTGCCGGACGACCAGCTGTACCGATGCCGATGTTGGTAGGTGAAATATCTCCTTCAACTAATATTCTCTTTTCAAGACAAGCGCTATCTAAAGTATAGACCTTTGTTGTACCAGAGTTGTCTTTTCCGTACATCTTGATATGATCTGTCTGCGGACAAATAGGCGTGGCATCGACTTCATTGAATACAACCCCGTATTTCTCAAGATTAAGATCCCCCTCATTAAAACCGCTACCACGCGCAAAGCTATCTGCAAATGATGGCGAGGAAATAAATAGAGCTAAAATTAAAATAATTAATTTATTTAACATTTTAGTCCTGTGCTTGTTTACACAATCTCAATTCAAGAGTGCAATCTGCCGGATTAGCTCCTTGACCATCACAAAAAAAACGTAGATATGGAGCCACTAATGGAGATATAACCACTTGATGCCATGTTTCATCAGTAATATCAGCGATTTTTGTTGCGGTCTGAAACCAACCGTTACCAACACTCTCCGCCGCGTTCTCGCCATCGGACACACTGGCCGGATCAATGTGGGTCTGCTGAAGGTAAAGGTCAATATCCGGCGTGCCAGTTGACGATTTAGCCCTGTAAGCAAGGCAAAAAGCCGTTCCACGCGCTATCTTTATTGAGTGTGTGTAGGCATTAGCCGTCCCTGCGACCGCTGTATCTGCGTCTGTTCCATCATAAGCTAATATTCTATCAACTGTAATATCGTACATGGCTCTATCCTTTCGATTGTTCGATGATTTTTATATTTCTTTCACGTTCGCCCAAAGACCTTTCTTTCTCATTTAGAGTGATCTCTTTAGCACGATTTGCAATTGCATCCCTAGTATTCTTTTCTCTCTCGGCAGAAATCTGTTGGATGGTATCAGCTAGTTTTTTAACTTCCGCATTAGTTGAAACTCTCTTTGCTTCAAGCTCCATCATCTCCTGTGCCACCTTATCAAGCAATTCCTTCCGTACCGCAATTAAATCTCGAATGTCTCCTTCTTTAATTAGAAGATCAGCCTTGGCAGAACGGCTGGTTTTTATTGCGGTATCAATATTTTCTTTAATACTATCAAGTTCTTTCTTCTTGTTCTCAATATCCGAAATCTTTTCAACAAGAGCATCGTACTGTGCCTGGGAATCATCCTGGGCTTGCTTAGCCCTAGATTCTGCTTTTGTGGCCTCCTCGTAGATATTAGTATGCTTGAGGATTAACTCTTCTATATTAGCCTTATTTGTCGCAATGTCCGCAAGGATGGCATTGTTTTGTTCAATAAGTTTTTGTGTTTTAGCCTGAATATCATCTTGATTCAGATAGAATTTTTTCTTATCTTCCTCAAATTGAGCAACGGCCTTCTCGTAATTACGGGTCAATTCGTCAATCATCAATTCTCTCTGTTTAAATAACTCCTCTTTATCTTCCATCACTTTAAGGCGACGGTCGTATTCTTCTTTGAATGTCTGGTCAAGATCAGCAATGACCTTTTCTTTGACAATAATCTGCTGAACTAATTCATCAAGCCTAGCGCGGGACTTTTCAATTACCTTGTCCTTTTCAATTTGCAATAATTCAATCTCGTTAAGCTGTTCTGCCATATTCATCCCCTTGATTAAGTGGAGCATTTAGACCAAGACCTGCCAATAATACGGTCATAAACTGCAATTGAGCAATATGCCAGACCGCATTGGTAAATGAAGCCACTGTAATGACTATCAAAGCCGCAAAAATAACATTGCTCCGAATGCCATCAAGGGCTTTCGATATTGCCAATATAAGCAGTCCTAATCCAACGAAGCTAAGCCCGTAAAATATTTCCAGAAATTCATTATGCGCTTGTAACCATCCGCTATTGTGATAAAAAGGGTATAATACCGAGAATGAACCAATTCCTTGGCCAGTTAAGATGTTAAATTTGTCAACACCAGGAAATAGAGGCTTAGCAATATCAGCCAAAATCATACCCCAAGTTCCAAAGCGACCAGTATCATGAAGAATTGGAGATATTCCGCATGTATTTAAAATGAACGAAACAACTATTGCCAAAATATACGTTCCAACCAAAATATATACGTGTTCTTTCTTAATTAACATCGCTAAACACCCAATCACACCAGCGATCATAGCTGTACGATTTTGCGTAGCACATATGCCAACGATAATCAGAGCAACAAACCAATATTTTTTCAATTTAACCGCAAACGGTAGGCACATCGCTAAGAATATCCCAGCAAATACCGGCTGGCTAATAAATCCGCCTAATTCTGGATTCCTAGACAATGTGTTTCTATCCCCAACAATATGATAAATCTGATCTAAACCAAAGCTTTGGATGATAATGTACAAACTGTAAATACAGGCAATACCCACAATTGTCTTAAAAACCTTCTCGATATTTATGTTGATACTCTGAACACCACAAAGCATCAACAAAAATACCAAGCTTTCAAACATAGGTTTAAAATTAAACAGCCCGCTATCCTTTGGGATGAACGTGCTTTCTATGCGGATGTCCGGGGAGTGTGCAGCTGAAAATACCATAAATATCACCAGCCATGCAAACCACTGATTCTTTAACGGCTGAAATCCGCTTTTACACAAAACGGATAATCCTATTCCAAGAGCTGAAAGATTAACAACATACCGAGCTGTACTCCCATCCGAGGCCAATATAAACGTGGCTGTGGATGGGAGTAATAAAAAAACTAATGCATCATAAAAGAATACTAAAACGATAAACCAATTCAATTTCATAACTTAAGGAGCCGTCATCGCCCACGTGCCCTTGCCTACCCTAGCAGACCATGTATTGGCAGTAGCACAGAACAATTCAATATTATCCCCAATTGCCGCTGTGCTTGAATTATTAATCCGCCATCCCGTTGCTGTGCTGGCAAAATTAATAGTGTCAGTGCTTTGAGGTTTAATATACATCCACTTGGCAACATCCGCGATAAACGTATAGCGCATACCAACAACAGCGGTTGGCAATGTGAACATTGTGCCGTTAGCCGCTGTCCCATCACCGTTGTTAAAAACAAACGTAGTGCCGGTCTGCGCCGCTGTTAAAGTCGTGTTTGTACTACCCGTGGTATACGGATATTTAATCCCCGTATCTTGCGCAAACGTAATCAAGCCATCACTATCGGCTTTTATACGATATTCATTACTTGAATTTTTATCGCCGAATGTTGCAGTATCACTTGTTGCCATAGATAACTGTGGCAAAACAAGTAACGCCAACAACAAAATTAATTTAATCACGTTAAACCTCCTATTTTTTATTAACATCAATCAGAACTTCATCGGTATCTGGATCATGACCAAAAAGGCGGCCTTCATCTTGGTACTGTTGAATTTCAGATGGTGTAGCCTTAATCCAGTTGCCTGGATAACGATTTTTCGTTTGCTTTAAACCTTCAGCTACCGTATTCTCGTTTTCCTCTTTAATCTCTGTGGCAACTGAACTTTCAACCACTGGCCCATCTTCCAAGATTGCTCCTTTATTGATCTTTTTCTTAAATGCCATGAAGTCCCCCTATGTTTGCGTCATCCCGATCTTTTGTCTAAACTGCTTTTCTTCCTGATAAGCCTGTTCCCGTTCCAGATCCGCATCCCTATCGTCCAATTCTTCTTGGGCTTGAATAGAGATATGCGCACCAACCCTGTCATCCCAAACCAATGGAACCTCCTGTACGGTTGTATCCCGTACAGGAGCCATTCCATCACTCGTACTCTCGATTCCATTCCCACCGAGAGGACTAATGCCAGAAACAGGAAAATCAGGATTACTTTTTCTATTCATTACGCAGAAGTACCACCACCACGAGCCCATTTTCTCCACGATTGAGGTTTCAGGTGGATACCAAAACGGACACGGATGGAAGCCCTATAACCAGCGTTAGGACGATGTTCAAAGAATTGAATGTCCGGGGACATACGTTCATGAAACTCAATCTCCGGGCATTGTGCTTTACCAACATAAAACGCTGTTTCATCCAAATAAGACCATGACCAGATGTTCTTAATCAAGCCTTCATACGGATTAGCATCGTTCAAAGAACCACCTGGCATCGAACGGCTCGCCCCACTGGTACGCAAGATGCGCCATGCCTTGAAGTAGTCAGCGCCTTCCCGGGTCAGCATAGTGTCAGGCTTGTTGCCAACAGGGATGTCTTCTTCGTCGAACTTGTTTGTCGCCGTCAAGAGATTATAGATGGTTTCAAAATTGTCCGGCGTTACTGTTAAAGAAGCAACGCTGTTGTAATACGTTGACCCAGCTTTGTTGGTACGGGTATTCCCGGTCAGGTTAAAGAACGGTTTGTTATCGTACATCAAATTGCCATACGGTGCGGCATTACCGGTCCAAGAACCGTTGAATTCAAAAGAACCTAACAAATCACCACCGTTATTAAAGATGCCCGCGGCCAGACGTTCTTTGGCTTGACGAACACGACGCCCCCAAGTTGCGGCCACATCTTTTACAATGTTGCCCAACTTAACGGTATCTTCCACAGATTCTGGCGAGAACGAAAGACCCTTGGAATAGGTATGATACTTAACCAAGGTGGTCCAGCCTTCTGCGGTGCTCTCGAAAGCGATGTCCTGCCCTTCAGAGGTGTGACGATCCAACTCACTCGCCCCTAAGAGCTGTGTGTATTTATCACCAGCACCGGTGACACCATTTACAATCTTGAACAAACGATTGTAATAAACTTCTTCTTCTTTGGAACCCATGCGTTCCGCTTTGTACATGTCTTTTTGGTAAAGACTTGGATTATCTAACCTTTGACCCGCCATATAAACACCTCATATTAAATGACTTGCGTCATATTTGGTTAATTATTAAACTACTCCTGAATACCCAGTCAATTTGCTCGGATTAAACACAACATCAACATAAAGATTATTTACTGCATCTCCGCCAACGATGAGTAAATTATCTTCGCCGGACGCGTCTAACTTAGCGCCTTGTGTTAACGTAACACCGAACTGTGTTCCGCGTGCCAAATCGCATGTTTTACCCAGCATGGCAACGACATACGTCCCGGCATTAACAGGGATGCGAAATACAACGTGCTGATTCAACGGAGCCGGATACCATGTCCCAACATCACCAGATGCGGACGTATTATCACCGCCATATTCCATCCAACCAGCCAACAGGGTATCGCCATCATCAGCTAATTCCATATACCCGGCGTTATTGGTCACAAAGCGTCCTGATTTTTTACGGAATACTTCAGACGCGGTAATAGGGGCAGGAACGCCAACCGGTTCCCCTTTAACGACGCCGTAGATTGTTTGTGCGCCTTCAGCCATTTAAGACCTCCTAAATTATGAAACTATGAATGTGGAACGAAGTTAGGATTTTCTTTCAGATCCTCTTCGTAGATTTCTTTGAAATACTTATGTGCAACTTCGGGTGATTCGTTCGGGAATTTGGATTGAGCAAAATCAACCTGTTTAGCATTGAGGCCAGCGACGTTTTTAGACTTGACGGTAGTCTTGCCATCACCACCAGTTTTCATGCCTAAGATTTCCTTGCCTTCCCGTTCCCTCTGCGCCCCACGCTCTTCAGCCGCCTTGATTGCCGCCAGGTAGGATTTCTTCTCCCCACGGGCATGACGCAACAAATCCTCAATGTCAAACCCCTCATCCAGGATTTGGCGGGGATCTGTTGCATCTAAAACGGCCTTGACAGCCGGAACATATTTACGGTCATCATCAGCAATGCCGGCCAAGAGCTGTTCTTTCTTTGATCGTGCGGTCTGGATGACCTCGCTTGACTTCTTCTCCGCCCAGATCTTGTATTCGCCAAGTCCACGTTCCACTAAATCCTCAATAATAGCCTCATCGGTCATTAATTCGGACTTAGCTGGGTATTTCTGGCGGTAATTATCAATCACTTTTTCTTGATCCTTGGCGATATGAGCCTTGCACTCCTTCGCAAATTGCTCATCCGATAGCGGAACAAAGACGGGCGTTGCCTTCTTTTCCGCTGTTGACTTGAGTTTATCAAGCTCCGAACGTGTGTAGCGTACCGCTCTGGCCATTTCTTCCGGGGTCTTGTAATTCTTCAAGACTGCGCGGTCGGCCATGATCTCTTCCTTGGCTTCCTCTGGTGTGATGCTGTGTTTGATTGCATACGCGCTCACAACTTCGTCGGTCAAGGGTTCTTCCTCGGCTTTGGCCACCATTTCGACCTTTACCTTACCTTCTTCCGCCGCTTTATCAGAGGCGGCGACTTCCTTGCCTTCTTCCTTTTTAGGTTTGGCGGCGTTGTCGTCCGTCTGCTCTTTAGCAGGTGGGACTTCCTCGGCGGCCTTCTTTTCGGGAATAGGCAAATTTTGTTCTTCTGCCGCTTGTTCAGCATACGCTTCGGCGGCGATTGGATTTTCAGCTTCTAGTTGTGCATTGTTTCCCATGTGATTCTCCTTTTAGCTTGCTCGTAATGAGCGTCGGCTGGTTTATAAAATAATATTGCGTACTTCGTTTTCGTTGCCTTCTTTATTGAATTTCCCGATTCCATCATGCAGGGATGTCTTTCGCATATACTCCCGCACAATCTGAACACCTTCGCACTCCAACTTCAAAACTTCGCCCTCCCGCATACCTAATTGCATTGCTATCGCTAAATGGCTCATTGCACCACGCTTTAGAGCTGGATTTGCTATCCGCATAATCATGATCTCGCGGATTAGCTGGGGCATTGGTGTTAGCATGACCAATTTTATTGCCGCATTAGCCGTCTGCTCGTGATTTATAACCAATTTGCGTCTAAACGGCGTTACATCCTCACGCTTTTCGCGTTCGGCGTATTCGATGGCTTGGTTTAGGCTCAATGGTTTATCCGTCTGCATTAGCTTCCTTGTCTGTGTTGCGCTTGGCTTGGGATTCGATTGTCCTTAACAAATAACGTACAGTTTCTATCTTTGTACATATCCTCATCATAGTCAGCGCATAACGGGACAAATCACCATTCCCTTCGATGTAATTTTTACTATATGAAATAAGTGCCTCAATCATTGCCGATTCTGTGCGTGTATACGATTCACGGAATATTTTGAAATCGCTCTGAGAGAGGCAAATTCTTGCTTTTTCGGCTGTAAGGTCAAGCATCCGCTCGGCCTGGGCAATCTCTTTGTCGTCTTTCTTGGGCTGGAAGAGATTTTTAATGTCCGTCATTTCTTATTCTCCGCTTTCATGCGTTCTTCGGCTAACTTTGGATTGAACGATTCCGCTTGCGCCTGTGTAACCGCCCGGCTCATATCCTGTGGCACTATTGCTGGAGCCACACCAGTTACTTCCTGCTCCTGCTTTGCCTTCTGGATGACCTGCTGGACGGCCTGCATTGCCACTTCCATTTGATGCTTCTGGAATGCTTGCGGGTCTAAAATTTTATCGGATAGGTTAGCCCATTTTGTACCCATGGTCTCCATAACAATCTTGATTGCCTCAAACAAAACTTGTGGTTGGCTTACCAAATACGGACTAGAATTAACCATTGAGAGCGCCGCAACTGCTTCTCTTTTCTCATTGGCTTTCTCAAACACAAACGACGATGCCCTAGCCTGGACGTTGGTTTTCATCACCATCTCATCCCGGCTGATGCTCTCAAACGGGTCTGTGCCGGTAACGCCCTCGGATTTGCGACGTAGTTTGTATTTGTGGCCCTCTTGACTCATCTGATAATAGATTTGCAATATCATGGTGCAGAGGATATTGAATGATGGGACGAGAGTGCGTATGTACTCTTTAATCCCCAATCCACTTTGCTCTAACAATGCCAATGTTTTAGATGCCGGAGCATTAGGATCTATCACACTCTCCCGACCGGAAGTCAAATCGCTCACCTTGGTGACATCGCTATCCCCACGGCGTAGCAACTCATTGAGAGCCATATAACTGTTGAGGTCTTGATTAGGCCACTGCACAAAACCAATACCCTTATTGACGTCATCGGTCAGATCATCCAAAACCAACGGCGACCCGGGCGTCCACGTCTTGTCCTGTAGCATATCCACGACTTGACTACCCTCTTTGACGATTGGCGTAATCAGGTTACGCACATACAGCCCATAGAGCATGAGGTTTAATAGGACATTTTGAGCCAAATTGCTGTCCTTGAGGTTAGACATGACCGATTTTGCTTTGCCATAAAATCCATACTCGTTTAATTCCATCCAAAAACCAATGTAATCGATATCAAATGCGTAATAGGGATATAGGATAGCCCCAAGCAGACACTCTTTTTCCTCGCCGAACCAAGCTTTTATTTTGACTTCTTCCTTTCCGTCCAGTGCGAAATACATAGTAGCTTCAATAATGTCATATTCAGCGGTCTGGTAATCCTCTGCCGCGGTCGTAACACCGGCCTCTTTGGACGTGTTATACAGGGCTTCGATGTCCTCGAACTCCCCGGCGTCCTGCTTCTTCTTCAAATCCCAATATGTGTAGGACTGACGCTCGCACACGCAGTGCGCGGTACGTAGCCCTTCGTTGTATAGCGTAGAATTTTTAACATAGAAATCTTCAATTTTAACTTGGGACAGTTTAGCGTTGTTCTCAACGGGGTCGTTATAATTGACAACAATATCAATTGTTTTTTCTTCCAGCAGGCGCTTGACGTAGCTCTTGTACTTCTGCATTGCGTCCGGGTAGGCGCTCAAAAACTGCTGTAGCCCCTCATTTTTAACCATAACGCGACCGCCAACAATTTCTGTTGGGATATTTTTACCCTCGTAGGACTCTTCTTTTTTACGTTTCTCGACGCGGTATGCCCAGCACAGCTTGCCGATACCAACATACTTTTTGGCCGCGCAGGCGATGATTTTATCAAACGGCTCGTCTAAGTGGATTTCCTCGTCCATCGCGTAATCAATAAACTCAGCCTGTCTTTTGGCTACCTGATAACCGTCCTTGCGGGAGCTGTCTGGCCGGGGGGATATATCAACACGCGGATCGCTGTCTAAAAACGCCTCTTTACAGGCTCTTTTAATCGCATCAACTTTAATTTTGCTTTGGTGGACGTGGAGATTAAACGGGATAGTTTTATTGGCTTGCATCTCGCCATCGTATTGAGCGTCGGATTGTTTCCAAATTGCCTCTAGGCCCTCGGATTTACGCTCGTCTTTGAGCGCGGTGAACTCCATAACAAATTGTTCTTCGAGTCGTTTCTTTTGGTCGTCGGTGAGATTTATTTGGATGCGGTATTGGGGAATTTGAGAGTCGTCGGGATTGAGGCGTTCTTTGTCCTCGGGTGTCTGAGGAGTTATTTTATAATCCGCGCCTTTTGGAATTTCAGTATCTTGCATTTTTCCGTCGCTGTATATTTATTTCTCCAAACAAAAAGACCAACCCTGCTGTGCACAGAGTTGGTCTTAATAAAATGTTTGGCGTGGACAGAGGGATCAGCTCTACCCACTAATTGCCTATAATTAAATCATACATTAATACAATATAGCTGTCAATCAATCAATCCAAAAAATTATTTTTTATTTTTTACAATTAAAACAGCGACGGAATATTGATAGCGTGTTTGTGTTGCTCGTCGCTGTTTTGCCTCTTGACAACATACCAAGCGTTATGAACAAACACGCTCAAGCCCTAGGCAAACTAGGCGGCTCCAAAAAATCACCCGCTAAAACTGCGGCCGCTAAACGTAATATACTAAAACGATGGGCAAACCGTAAACCAGCAAAATAACCTATCCTAATCATTCATTACCTACCCCGCTAACCACGGGGCTTTTTATTTACTGAAACCAAATCCTGCATTTGCGGGTTGTTGTTTTTTTATTTTATGAGCTGTATTTGTATGCCTCTGAATTGGCCTAAAGGTATTGACTGCAACGTATTCCACTGTATTAAGCAAATGAGAATAGAACTCATCATGAAATGGGATTTCAAATTTTTGCGTAAACTCTTGGCCTTGTTTTTGTTCTGGGTAGTGATACCCACCCAAGAACCCGTCGATGATTATCTTACAGCGACGATCAACACAGAGCATTGGTTTGCCATTTAATAAATTAGATAATTTTTGGTCAATTATTTCTTTTCGTGTGCGGTAGTCTGATTGTTTTATTCCAATATCAAATCCATGCTCTTTGCAGATGTGCCAGGACGTCTTTTCGCTTTTATCGTTTACTTGCATACAGGCTGGGTCGCCAAAACATTTTATATTTGCATTTGGGAAATTTATGTTCAAAAATTCTTTAACATGCGGCGCAAAATGTTGAATTGTGATGTTCGAGCCCATAATCTCACGCAAAATGAACCATCGACCATTATCGTCAAATTGGTGAAAACTCACGGCTGGGTGAACGAAACCAAAATCCCAACCTAAAATTAGTGGCTTTGCTGTATTGTATTGATACTCACCCACATGGATAGGCTCTTTAAACCCCTCATAAAATGGCCTGCCTGAGGGGATAAACCCTGCTTTACCAAATAAATACTTGCGTTTCCAGGCATCTGGCATCCCTTCCAACGATCCGCGATAACTCTCAGGCAAATTATTCCAGTTTTCATACGTTGATAATTCCCATTTCTCAATGTCTTTGTCGTATTCCTCACTCAGTGGGTCTGTTAGGCGTGTAATCCAATGCCCCTCATTGGGCGGCTCGCTTTCAATCAGGATCATATTGGGGACACCAGATTGACGGCATCGGCGCTTTAGGGTTCGATACGCATTTTCAGTTATCTCGTGAGCCTCCGTTACGATGATAACGCCAAATTCTTGAGATCCTAGGCCGGAAAGGTCTTTAAGACCATTAAAAAATATCCGACTTTTGCCTTTGCCTTTGGTGCGTATGTCGTACCATTGGTATTGTTCCGATTTTCCAACCATCAATTCTGGTGGTAAAACCTCGAAAAATTTATCCATTATAGACAGTTTTAAGTCTTTTAAATCTTGGCGACCCCAGAACATTCTTAATCCCGGTATTTCACAAAGCATTTCGATGGCTGGAGCCATAAGCCCGCGACTTTTTCCGCTTCCAACGCCTCCTTGTAGTAATAATACTGGGATGCTTGTACTGGTTTTACGTTCGCGGACAGCATCAACCCAATCTAGGATTTTCTGCTGTGTTGGATTTGGGCCGAATGCTTGGCCGTCCAGATCAGTTCCGTACGGTGAGATCAGCGATGCGGTTTCCTGTTCGGTGTCCATATTTTATGATTAGGTCGCCAGAATGTTTGTGATTTTCGGTGAAATCAGCTTCTGATCTTCCGAGTAATTCTGAAGCTCGCAATCGATCGCCCATGCTCTGTTCGGGGTCTTGGATTACTTTTGACCAAAACTCTTGGCGAGCTTGGCGGTTCATAATCAAGGGGGCGGTAACTTTATTATTTCTATTCTGGATCAATTCTTTAATTCGAGGATTGTTTAATAATCGTTGCCCAATAGAGTGTGCAGAAACTTTAGAATATCCTGCCAATAATGCTGCTTGTTTCGCGTTACCATCATAAATATCGGCAAATATCTTTTGCTTCTTAGTTAATTTGTGCGAATACCCTGTATGCTCGCCTTTTCCAGCCATTATGTCCTCCAATAGAAATTATACCATCTCTCCAAATAAAAAAAACAAAATTTTTTTAAATTCATTAATTAGTGTGCCGGTCGCACAGATTTTTTATTAACTATTTGAACGTCACATTTTACAGTAATATTCTGCAATTCAGTCAATTTCTTCATTTCGTGGTTAATTCTATTATTTAATGTTTCGTATTTCTCTTTAAAAAATATCACATCATGCGCCTGATTCATGAGAACGAACAATATTAAAGCACCAAAAATAAACAACATATAATTGATATACCTGATATTCTTTACTAATCCTGGTTCTTTTTCCATATTTCCTCGCATTTATCTTTGCAGTTATAATCCAAAATTTCAAATTTACACGATTTTAGGCAATCTTCTTTAGTGTATTTTGTCGACATTATTATAAAAGATAAAATTAAACTCAACGCTAAGAATACAAAGAATAAATTCATACGTCTTCGCTTTCTTTTTCTGGATTGCAAATCTCACAGAATGTCTTACTTACAAACCCGTGCTGGCATTGTTGGGCGGTGTCGTTTTTGAGCATTGGGTTTCGGATGGCTTTGGCCGCACATAACCATTGCTCTTTTTCTTGAGGATTTAACTCGCCCCATTTTACTTCATGGCCTATTCCATGATAATACCACCCAAATTTTTTCCATACTTCTACGGCGATTTCTTCCTCACTCGGCACAACCCCAATCTTTGCCTTTTCAATGGCGGCGATGCAGTCGGAGAGGGCTTTATTGTAATCATCGATATGACAACCACACCCATTCCTATCATCTAAAGTCAAACTACATTCACACAGACTAATGTCTTTCTTCTTCGGCAACAACTCAATAATCTTATTCATGCGCACCTCTGGTTTGGTATACGTTTCCGATGACTTCAATAATTTCATATTCGGTCAAATTTCTATATCCGCCTCCATACATATTATCTGAGCATACAAATTGACAACATAAATTCCCATATGTTCCATAAATTATATAACCAATCATTTCTGCTAATCTCTCTTGAGCATGAAGCTTAACAATATCCCCCTCATAAATCTCAATGCCTTTTTTATCCTTTAGGCCGGTGTATTGCATAACAACAAAATCATCATCCATTGGCATGAAATCACAATTAAAAATATGACAGAATTTTCCATCCTTATAAGCTAATTCTTCTTTAGAAAGCATATACTTAAATTTCTTACGCCACGCCCTAAATTTTATTTCCCGCATAACTTTTCCTTACATTTATTTAAAGAGCCTGGCAGTGTATTCGTTTGCTATGTTATCCAACTCTTGAATTGCTTGTTTGATGTTCATGCGGTTAGTCCTTTCAGATTAAAATATTGTCTGCGCACCGACTACAGAACGGACGTTTCTCACTCCGTGGCCTATCCGTTTAAACCTTTCGGTTACGGCGTTTGCATCCCTTTATTTTAATAGCCGTGAGCCGTCGCTCTAAATCATGCCTCACCCGATGTCAGCCATGTCGGGACGCCGCCAGTGCCGTCGCACTTGTATTGGATTTGCGTCTATGCATCTTTAGCGACCACCACTTTACTCTGGCCGTGTTGTATTGGCATGAACCGGCTATATTTATGCTCTTGGGCCGGAAGGGATTTGCACCTTACATGCAGGTTTCGTTTTGTTAACGTACATCTGCGACTTAGCGTCTGCGTTTACCTATTCCGCCACAACCCAAGAGGATTAATCAAAGAGCGATGGTTAAATTGAAGAAGTACCTTCAACGCCTCTATCTTCACGGTCTTGAGTGCGCTTGCGTAACCACATTAACGCTTCTTCCAATTTGGTAATCGCCACCGCATTTTCACGGCATTTATAATCACCGTTTTGAAAGCCTTGTAAACGGTCAATGACCATGGCCAGTAAATCTTCATTCATAACACCGTTGACGCCAGCTTCTTTAATCGGGCCATCTTGAAAATTGACTTGGCCAACAATTACAGAGGGTTCTTTTGTTGTTGAAACAGAGTATTTATGGCAAGCATTCCCACCAATACTAGGTTCATCTATTGCAAAAACTTGTGTATACTTTTTGCTTCCAATTTCAATTCTCCGTGCCATTTTCGTTTCCTTTCTCGCTCTATTGAGCATTGGTTACTGCATCAAATCTTGTATATTAACCCCAGCTTTACGTTCTTCATCTTTGATTTCACAATCGTCTACGTTGCCACTGATGCCGGACACGTCACCCCTGATGTAGGACACGTTGCCCCTGATGTTGGTCACATCGCCACTGATGTTGGTCACGTTGCCACTGATGTTGGTCACGTTGCCCCTGATGTCGGACACGTTGCCACTTATGCCGGTCACATCGCCCCTGATGCCGGTCAAGTTGCCCCAGATGCCGGACTCATCGCCACTGATGCCGGAATGCACTCCGTCAATTTTTTCTCCGGTATCATCAATCCAATATGTTTTGTTTTTAATTGTTTTAAGTTTTTTTAGCATATTTTTCCTAGTTTAGACACACCACCCAAGAGATTTTAAATTAGCCATAGCCATCGCCAGAGCTATAGCCATAGCCAGAGCCAGAGCCATAGCCAGAGCCAGTGCCAGAGCCATCGCCATAGCCATCGCCATAGCCATCGCCATAGCCATAGCCAGAGCCAGAGCCATAGCCATCGCCATCGCCATAGCCATCGCCATCGCCATCGCCATCGCCAGAGCCAGAGCCATAGCCATAGCCAGAGCCAGAGCCAGAGCCAGAGCCATAAAC